CTGATGTTGATGGTGCTGTTGTTGCTGGATCACCTCTGACAGTCGATACGACCCCTGGTCGTGCCCACATTGCTGTGACTGGTGACATTCACGTGTGCGGTGTCGCACTGGCAGCTGACGTTGCTAACGTCGCTCCTGTCATCGTCTATAAAACTTTCTGATCCAACTGTGTGTTGGGGGTAGGTTTTCGCTTGCCCCCAACACACCTTGCCAGAGGTTCTCTGTTTGTCTCTGTTCCCTCCTCCTGTGAAGTTTGATATTCCATAGGTGTAGGGAACAGAATCAAACAGAATGCATCCTGCAAAATTCTTGGAGACATTATGAATCTGAAAGAAATAAGAGAGATGATTGGATCGATTATTGATTATGATCCTCAGGTCGATAGCTACAAATCAGAAGTCAATCGAATCGTAAATCAAGTGATAGATGACTTCTATGGAATGCATCCCTGGCAGTGGTCACAGAGCGAGATTGATCTCTACACGGTTCCTGATATCGATCTGGGAACAGTTGCATTTACTGCATTATCAACAACCTTACAGAACTTCATTCCAAATACTGCAAACTTGCTCACCTATCGACACGAAGGCAGTGTCTTAACACTGACAGATTGTGCTGACGCCCGTGACAACGGTGAATATGTCATTGATAAGTGTGATTTTGACAGCATCACAAATAAGACATTTGTCTCTAAGCTCTCAAAAGTAGGAAATAGAATCGCTGGTTGGCACGCAACATCGAATGCTGCAAAAGCAAAAGCTCTTCAGCGTTATCTTCCTCTTCCTGCTGACTGTAATGAGCCTATCTCAGCAGGTTGTAGAAACACTGTTGAGGCCGGTAGTGATGGATTTATTCACTTCTATCAGCTTAACAAGCGTGCTGATGAAGAGATGAACAACAGATTAGATATTGTAGGACAACCTGCTGAATGGATACCTTATGCTCACTACCCAGAAAAAGTTCTTACTGTTGCTGATTTTCCTGCATTTATCTCAGATCTTACTATTACTGAGATTGCTGCAGGTATTGGAACACCCTGGCCACAAGGAACATACGAATTTAAGTTTTGTCATGTCTGGAGAGGACAAGAAGGGCCACTATCTGAGGCACAAGAATTCACCATCGCAGGCGTGGCTTCAAATCTCAGATTTGCTACAAGAAACACAACTGAAGGGGGTCAGTTCGGCATCAGAAAGAAGATATACTTTAGATTAAAAGCAGTTGGCGGTTATAGTGACGCTCACTTCCGTGATTTAGGCGGAACAATCCTTCCTGATGACAACACAGGTGTCATCCTGGGCGATTTAGGCACCAGAAACATTCCATTCATAATCATCGAAGATGACAACACAAGTTTTGACTATCCAAACACAACAGCAGGTTTGCTGCCCACACTGTCTTACCTTAAATCTCTTCCCAGAGCGCCATTCAATGACGGTCATAACTGGATGATTCGTCTCAATCCACATCCAAGTGGAAGCACTTTTGAGATCCCTGCACAGGTAGGCCCACCCGGTAGATCAAAAACAACTGGTTTAATCGGCTATCCTGTCAGATTACGATACAACAAGCGCTTCTATCCACTTGAGAACGATGTTGATACACCTCAGATGCCACCCGATGTTCATCGCTACATCGTCTATGCATCTTGTGTTGAGCTCTTTCAGAAGCATAAAGAAGAGCAACAGGCTCTCTTCTACACAAAGAAGATGAATGATGAACTGACTGGTGCTCGTCGTCGTTGGCTCACTACAAGAGCCGGGCCATATGTAAAGGGAACTTACAGTGGAGGGCCTATGAGAGGAGATTTCTTCCAAAAGCTCATCTATAAACCCTGAGGATAATATGAAGACAGATCGCAAGGCACAAGTTCCCATTCTCAGTGGGCTTTATCTCGGATATCCAAGCCCTGAAGATAGTTCTAATCGACTTGACAACTGGATCTATGATGACCAGACAAAAGCGTGGCATAACCACTGGGGCGTTGAGAAGTTCTTCAGCAACAGAACAACAATGCCCACTTCACCTACAGGTAAAGTTGATTCTCTCTACTGCTACAAGCGTCATCAAGGTGCTCAGCAGTTCTACATCTTTGAGCAAGGTGGAACTATCGGTTTTGTCAATGGCTCAACTGAGGGATATGAAAACTTACTAACTGCTGTTAAACCTCCTGTTGAAAATCAACCACCTGCTCAGTTCTGTGAATTTGGGCCTTATGTTGTTGTTGTAGGCGGTGGCAGATTCCCAGCTTTTAAGTTTAGAGGCGGACAAGTTCAACCTCTTGGGTGGTCATTTAAGACAGCAGAACCTACAGCATTTGAACCTGAAAGCACTTTACCACTTATTGGAAACGAATACTTCATTCAGTCACCTGCAGATTATATTCAACCTAATATCGGTTCTCTCGGTGTAGGTGCGGCTCAGGATCAGGAATTTAAGTGCCTTGGAAGTTTGACCGCAAATGACGAAAACGAATACTACTACCGTGTCTCAGCAGTAAATGAAGCAGGTTCTGAAAGCCCACTGTCAAGCATATCTGCACCTGTTAGGTGGGAAACAAACACAATCGCTAAAGACACAGGTGGTGTCACATCAAGAACTGCTGTTCTTTTAGACAACATTTACCTCGGCCCTCCAGGAACATCATATCGTAAGATCTATCGCACAAAACGCAATGGTTCAACTTTCTTTTTCTGCAATACTGTCACAGGAAATAAAGAGACAAAGTATGTAGATTATATCGGTGATGATAACCTTGGTGCGCTTGCTCCTGATGAAACAGAATCAATTCCATTTCCTGCACCTACTGCTCAGGTGTGTGCAAACTTTAAAGGATGCTTGTTTTTAGACGGTGGAAAAAGCAATCCAAACAGAATCTTCTACAGCAAACCTCTACAACTTGACACATTCGGTGCATTTGACTACTTTGATGTTGGAACTGCAAGATCCACAGGTGGAGCAATAACTGGCCTCTTTTCTTACTACAATGTCTTGCTCGTCTTCAGAGAGAGAGCAATTGAAATTGTGACAGGTGATCCTGTCAATGGATTCACAATCGCACCTTTCATTGATAGTGTCGGAACAAGATCACCAAGCACAATCTCAGTCATACCAAATCAAGGTGTTTGCTTCCTCGCTGAAGATGGTGTCTATCTTATCAGCGGAAACTTCCAAGCATTGCGTCTTGAGATCAATAAGATTAGCGGCCCAATCGATGAGATCTTTGAGCGGATAAACAAGTCACAACTACCTAAGTGCGTGGCTGCATACAATCATCTGTGGAAAGAATGGCAATGTTATGTCTCAGTTGGTGGCGATTCTCTACTAACACTTGGTATTGTTAGACACGAAAATGGTGCTTGGAGCACAAGAACAGGTGTGAGGGTGTCAGCCCTCACTGTTGATGCACTGGGAAACACTATCATAGGATCTTCTTACGGTGTTCCAACAGCTGCTGCAGGTGATCTTGTTGAGAACGGTTTGATGGTGTTCAGTGGATTACGCAACAGTGGATATGTAGCAGGTGTCAATCCTCAGGCTGCAATATCAACTGAAGGCCCGCTTAAGTGTTCTTTTAAAAGTAGATGGCATGACTTTGGTTATCCAGCACTGAAGAAGCATGTCAAATACATCTACCTCTACTTCTGGACAACTGGAAATCAATCGCTACAAGTCAGTTGGTATCGTGACAGAAGTTGGGAACCTGTTAGTTCTACAACATCACCTTTCATCACCATTCAGCGTGCTGACCATCCAGATCAACCTGTCTATGGCACAACCCTCCCGGGTGCTCAGTGGAATTTCACAAGATGGCAAGACAAACTTTTAACACAAGTTCGTGTCGATGTAGGTCAGTTTGGCTGCAGTGACTTTGCATTTGAATTTGAAACTGATGTGCCAGTCATATTTACCGGGTATGCTATCGAACTGAATACCTCAGCACAAGAAACCATCGCAAGCAAGAAGCAGTAAGGGGAATAATATGTCATACACCTGGAGCGCTAAAACTTTACAGAATAGTAATATTGTTCAGAGCAGAGAATTTGATGTTGCATTAGATAAATTTGCTGACACATTCAACGGTGGTATTGACCGTGAAAACTTACCAACTGACTTTATCAATCTAAAAGATTCTAGTAGAGCAGCTCCAGGAAATAGTGGAAAACACTTTATTATTGGAAACTGTGTTCCTACCGCTGAATTTCTTAATGGCGATGCCCTGTTTGCTGCAGGTGCAAACAATCCACGAGGAAACTTTATTATTGGATTACGATATGATAGTGATCTTATTAACGGTGGTGGTGGTGTTGCTTACTGGAAAGCAGGACAAATAACAGGTGTCGAGGAAGGCATGATGACTTTGACTTACACTCAGTCATCCTACATACCTAAATACTGGACATTTTTTTATGCAAGCGGTGTCGGCCCAGAAACAGTCGCTAAAAAGGCATTTAAAATCTACATTCGATACAATGGTGTAGTTGTCTTCGAAGGAGATTATGAATATCATATGTGGATGACAAGAACACACACAGCAACTTTTCCGGTTCCCACAGGCACTGGATTGATAGAAATAGGCGTTGAAGTTCTACCTCAGAGACAAGATGCTGATGTTCAGGTTATCCTATCATTTGTCGGAGGACAAATCCACGCTTTTAACCGGAGAAGATAATGTCAAAGATTACAACACAAGATTTTTACCCTTCAAACCCAGTGACATCAGCAGCTGCTGTCAATGCTAACTACACTTCATTCTTAGGTTCGAATGCTATAGACAACACCAACGTTCGATCTGAAGGTATTGACACCAGAAATGTTATCGGCCCATCAATGATTCAGTTTATTGGAGGTCAAGAAAACGGATATAACATCGTTTTTCCAGGGCCAGTAAGCGCTGCTGCAAACTATCCCTTTTACACATCGACTGTGCCACCAAAGGGGCCTGGTGTTGCAGAATTCCCAGTCAATCATGATTCAACAGGTGCAACAAATACAAACGTAAGTCAAGGCACAAAACTTCCAATCGGTGTGCCACTGGTCACAGGTGATATTATTCGTTGTAGATGGTGGGTCAATGTTTTTAACACAGGTTTGACTGATAACTTTTCAACTGCAGCTGATCATAGTTCAACACTTATCTTTATTGGTGCTCGTCCTCAAGGTGGAGGAAACGGCAGCGGTGTAGGAGAATGGTGTTCTCTTGTCTATCCTAAATACAACATCACCTCGGCTGCACTTCTCGATGCAAACTTTGTTCCAGTTAGTGCTATTAGTGGTTTGGTTGCTGTTGATCCACCTAATGAGACACCTGGCATCGGTGGTGCTGTTAAGTGCTTTGGTGGTGCTTTTGATCACACATCTATGATTCCTCACTTCATAATGACTGCTGGAAATGCAATTGGTGCCTATGCAACCGGAACTTATCCTGGATTCTTGGCAGATTGTGCTTATCAAGGCGAACATATTATGGAAGTTCCTTCTGGTGGTCAAACACTTTATGGTGCTCAACTATTCTTCAGCGGTGCGTGGAGAATGGACACTGACGGCCTTGTTCCTCCCGGGCCTGCACTATTCTTAGAAGATGTTATTTGCGATAATTCAATTGCAAAGTATGGTGTTAGTGGTCAAGTTGGGATAGAGAGAGCCTACATAATGGTAGAAATCTACAGAAATACTACAGTTTGATAGGAGCATAAATGACATTAGCAATTCCAAATGTTTTCTTTCCAGGTGCTCCTATCAATGCTTCTTCGATTGAAGAAAACAATGAAGCAATCAAAAATCAATGCAATGGTGGAATAAACGCAGCTGACATTGCATCACCTGCTGGCATTGACCTTCAGCACATCATGCATGGTGAATATCTTCCGACCAATATCGACTATGATATGACAAGCGGTCACGAGATAGGGCCTCAAGAACTTCCAAGAATGCTTGTAGGTGCTCTTCCACGATACTGGGGTTCAACAGGCAAAACGCCTAAAACTATTCCCAGAACTGGCACCACATTCTACTTAAAACAGCCTGCACACATTGTGATCCGATTTGATGCTTTTGTCAAAGGTTATGAATCTGAAATTGCTACACCTTTCTCAGTCAATTACTCAAACATATTTATTGATATTGATGGTGTGTTTTATGGTGTGACAAAGTATGTTTTCTCTGAAGAACTTGATTGGGGCGCAAGTGTTGCAGGCGGCCTCATTCCCAGTTGGGAAAGAAGACGATCTTACAATGGACACTTTGCGCTTTTTAATCTGTCTGCTGGAGAACACACTGTCTCTTTGGCAGGAAATTCAGATGCACAGGCTTTCTTCATCAAGAACTTAAGCTTTACAATTGAAGCACATTACCTCTAAAATACTTATCACAGGAGATCAGTTATGGCAGTAAATTACGCACAATTCGCACCTGCAGGTTTGACCCTGTTTGAAACTGGTGCAAATGTTATCAAGGCAGGAGAGGGCTTTCGTCAGACAGAGAAAGAGCGTCTTGCTGAACTTGAGAGAAAAGCAGCAATGGGAACACTTGGCTTAACTTCAGCTGAGGAAGATGTTCTATCTCGTCAGATGTTATCTCCTGTTCAGGCACTTGCTCGTCAGCAAAACATTGAGCAGAGAGCTTTGATGGCAGGAATGGGTGGCGCTACAGGTGGCGCAGGATTCCAATCAATGCTTGCAAATCAAGAAGCAGAGCAGAGAAGAATTGCTGCAGCAGCAGCAAAAATAGCTGAAGCTGACTTGTTAAAGCGTCAGAAACAAGAGGCTGAGATTTTAGCTCTTCAACAAGCTGAAGACACAGCAAAGGCAAATCGTCGTGCAGCACTTTTAGGTGGTGTTGCAGATTTCGGCACAACGCTCTTCGGTTCAATGCTGAAGACAAGACGCCTTCGTGAAACAACTGGAAGAACCACCGGCAATGTTGAGAGCAACTACCAAAAAGATATTCTCGGAGATTGAAATGCCAACAGAAGCACAAAGATTATACGAAATTTACATGCAGTCGCACGGTGAAAGATATGAAAAGCTTAGAGAAGAATCATACAATGAATTTTTAGCTGGAATCAAAACTGCACAAGAACACAGAGATGAACTTGCTGCAAGAGAGCAAGCTTACATCAAAGGAATTGAAGCGCTTAAAAAAGCACAAGGCGCAGGTTTAACTTCTTTAGATATGCTAAGATTAGAAAAAGAAATTGCTGCTCTTAAGATTGAAGCTCAAGAAGAAGCTCGTCGTCAGCGTCTTGGTATTCAGGAAAATCTTAAAAAAGAACTAACAGTTCCTGAAGCTGCTCAAAGAAAACTTGATGAGCGTGGTGAAGCATTAGCCACTTCAGGTGCTCTGATCACTGATCCTCCTGGTATCAAAGCATTTATGGAAGCAAGCATTGGTGAAGTTGCTGGAACTGTTAGAGGTGGCACAAGAAGCGCTGCATCAACTGCACAATCTCTTTACAAACAACTTTCAAATTCACCTCAGTTTAGTAAGCTCAGCACTACTGATAGTCAAGCGATTAGACAAAAAATAGAAGATTCATTTGGATTAGCTCAAGTCAATATCGGTGGAATTAGCGGTCAGTTTCTTTTAGATGAGGCACAAGATGTTCTACTGCAAAGAGAAATAGATGACCTCTTGAAAAAAGAAGGTGGAGCATATGGAATTAGTAGATTAACTGAGCTTGAGAAAAAGCTAAAGGATTTACAAGATCCTGAAAAACAAAAAGAGGCAAAAGCAGCATCTGCAGAAGAACTTCAGCCACTTACAGAACAACTTGAAAAAATTCAAGATGAACTTGCAAAAGCACCTACACCTGAATTTCCTTCAGAAGCAGCAGTTCGTCAGAGAGCAGACGAGAAATATGGTTTTGAGGCAGCAAAGTTCTTAAGATCTCAGTTCGAAAGAGATACGCTTGGAACTGACCAAGACAAGTTGCTTCACTATGATGCGATACAGGCTGCTAAATCTTCTCCTTACAGTTCTTCAGATGATGTCTATAGGGCAGCAAAGATGTATTCAGACAATCTGAAACCTGTAATTGGAACATCAAAAGCTGATAGGAGAAAAGCTATTCTCGACAAAGCTGCTGAATATGGTGCGGGTTTTGGGGGCGATACTAACAAGAGAGATGAATTCCTCATCGCATTTCATCAGGTTGAACTTGAGAAAGCAAGAGGTAGAACAGGTGAATCTGAAGTTCTACCTACGCCTCAACCACCTGCAGAACTGTTGAGAGAACCTCCTGCTGAAACTATTCCTGACACCGGTCGTGTTGATTTTCAGCGTCGTCCTGCTGAACTTGAACCTCGACCTGGTGGAAGAGAGCTTGCTCGTGCTGAGCAGGCAGCTCTTATGGGGGCTCCAGCACCTGACACCCGTCCCCTTCCAACAGCTAGCGAATACTACAAGTTAAATCTACCTTCTCTTGCTGACTTATTTAGAAGTGACATCAAACCTGGAGAACGCAAAGAAAGATTGCAGAATTTTGCAACCAGGTATTTGACGCCTGCAGAAGAAACAGCTCTCATGGTCGGTGCTCCTCCAGATGTTTATGATCTGCTCTCAGGCAAGCTGAAGCGTAAGCCAACTGATGCTGAACTTCTTGAAGCTGAGCTTATTATGAGAAATGCGAATTTGTCACCAGAAGCGTTTGATGAGCTTATCAAGGAAAGCGCGAGAAAAAGAGCTATAGAAGAAATGAAAATAAAAGTTCAAGAAGGTAGAACTGAATAAGTAAGACACGAACAGCCTACTTAATGTAGAATAAGTTCCACAAAGGAGAAGATATGGCTCGTGATCTTTCAAAGCTGCCACCTGCAAGTCAAGCACATTATGAGAAAAAAAAGACACTTTCAGGTGAAGTAGAAGCAGATGCGTGGTATGACAAATACACGAAAGAGATGGGTATTGACACCACAGCAGCACCTGCTACTGCTCAACCATTTGACACGATGATCACAGAAGGTGTGTCAAATCAACCTAAAGTTAGAAAGCCTCAACCTCCAAAACCACAACCTCCTCAGCCTCCACCTACACAGTTTCCAACACCAACAGAGATGGCAGCAAGATTAGGTGCTGGAGAATTTGCGGTGATGCCATCTCTTGAGGATGTCACAACTGAGGAATACAAAGCTTTAGAAGCTCAGACAGCTAAAGCTAAGAAGTCAGGTGTTCCTACAAAGTCACAGGTTTCAGTTCAGATTGCAAGTGACTTACAGGCAGAAGGGCTTCAACCTTTTGGTGAAACTGCAGCGCAGTTCAACAAGAGAATGAAAGAAGAACTTGATAAATCAGATTATGCTGAAAAGGTGGCGATGCGTGCTGTTGCTCCTGCTCGTCAGCCACTAACTGTTGGTTTTGAGCAGAAACCTCCTATTGCTCAGCCCTCAACTTTGGCAAAAGCACCTGAGCAAGTTGCAACTATGAGCGGGTTTGAAGCGATTGGTCAAGCACTTCTACCTCAGGAACTTGAGACACCTGCACAAACTGCTGCTCGACAAACTGCAAAGCAGAATCAAGAACAACTTGATTCATCAGCAAATGCTCTCGCTCTATCTAAAGTCATCCCAGGTGAAACTGCAGCGCAGTTCAACAAGAGAAAGGAAGAAGCCAGAAAACAGATTCTGGCACAACTTCAAGATGACTTCTTAACACAAGCCACAACTGAGATAGGTTTAACAGAACCTGACAAGGAAGAATGGAAAAGGCTTGCAAGAAAGAACTATCTTCAGTATTTAGAACAGAATCTGCCTCAAGAATATGTGTCTGAAATTACAAGAGACGAAGATGAGGCTGCATTCGGTATTGCAGGTAGTGCTTCTTCACCTAAAGCTGCAGTGGAACAAGTGTATGCTCCTAAGGCAGCTGAAGTTGCATTTGGTTTCTTAACATCTGACAAATACGATCCTGAAGTTTATAAAGATCTGAAAGTAAAGGCAGGTATCACACCACGAACTGATGCTGTTGTTGAATCACTACCGATGACCTTTGTCAGAGATTTAGGTGGTTTAAGTCGATTTGTTTTCAATCCTCTTCTTGACGTAGTCATGTATGATATCGAACCTGGCACTGACAAGATGATTAATCCTGAAGAATATGGCTTTCTTCCTCGTGAGAGATCAGGTGCAAAAGAAGAGCGTGCTTGGGGCAAGACATACATTGCTACACCTTCAGGTGATATATTTACTGATCAAGCCAGAGAGATCGCTGTTGAGATTGCCACTGGTCGGTCACTTGGTGATGACCTTGCTGCTCAGCAAGTAGTAAGGCCTGAATCAGAAAATGCTTATCGCGGATTAGGCATCTTAGCAGAAGTTGCTCTACCAATCAATATCTTCTCAGTTCCTGGAAAAGTTGCAGGAACGGCAGGTCGTGCTGCTAAGGCGACAAGATTTGCAGATATGCCCTATGTCAGCACTATTATTAAAGGGTCAGAACTTGCTGAAGATCCTCTATCAGCTGTTCCTGGCCTTATCAATGCTTACAGAATAGATAAAAATCTCTACAAGCCGCTGGTTGAAGCTGCTAAAAAAGGTGGCATCTCAACAGCAGACGAGATTCGTAAGTCATCTAAACTTGCAGATGCACTTGTGGATAGCAACCGCGTTTCAATCATTGAAGCAGCAAATGCTGGTGACAGATATGCAGTTCTTGCCACTGTTGCAAAATCACCAGATGATCTTATGACTAATCCTCTTTATACTGCACAAGTTGCACGACTTCGGGAAATTGCACCTGACATTGTTAAAGCGCTCGAAGCGGATGGTGTGAATGCCAAAGTTCTTGCCAGAAAAGTTTTAGACAATGCAATGTCTTCAAAAAACACAGTGACAAGAGATGCTGCTAAAATAGCAGATTCATCTGTTGGTGAAGGATTTGTGACTTCATTTACAGAACAAGAACTATCGAAGGTAAGAGGAGCAGTAAGAACTTCACTTCAAGAAAGTTTATCCAACACATTGTTAGGTCAATGGTCGTTTATCACACCTAACATTGTCATATCAACAAAAACTGCTAAGTCAAGATTTTCAGGAACAAAGAACACAGTTGTTCAAGAACTTTCTAATAGAACAAAAGCTGCCATTGATGACTTAGTTGATACTGTTCCTAAAGGTGGAATTGCAACATTTCAACTTAAAAAGGATATCGACTTAGATAAACTTCTAAAAGATTCTCTTGTGTTCTCAAGGCCTGATAGAAAAGATTTCTACCAGGAACTTTTTAGAGGAACTTCAAGAGGTTCATCTCTATCACCTGAGCAATACAGAGCTTTGCATAACTTAGTTTCAGAAGCAGAAGTAGGCAAAGCCACACGGGCTCAACAGTTAGGTGCATTTAAAACTGAGGGCACAGGTCGTGCTTACAAATCTGCATCTGAACCTACTGAACTGCGTTCTACACTGATTCAGTTCTCTAAACAGCTTAGCGAAGATTATGTGGCACCGGTTGTCGGAAAGTTATTTAGAAGATCTTTCAGAGATGCTCCTGTTAAGCGTTATGTCTCAGACATTATAAATACTTACACTGGTGCTCTTGAAACTTTACCAGCACAGTTCTCCAGAACTATCTCAGCATTAGGCAAAAAAGGTTTCAAAGAAGATCAGATCTTCGGTGAATTTTTAAATAGAGCTTTAACAGAACCTCAGGGTGCAGCAACTGTGACTGATGTTGTCAAGCCGATGTCAAATGCAGCTGCTCGAAAATCTCTAAGAGACATTATGCGCATTCAGTTCGGTGTCGCTCCTGATTCACCTAAAGGTAAGGCAATCGATGAAATGTCTCGTGAAAAGGCAAGATTATCTTTGATCGATCCCGCTGATAATGCTAAAACATTCTTAAAAAAAGCTCAGGAACTAAGAGATGATATTGTTAGAAGATTTCCTGAACTGAAAGATCAAGAAGTAGTCGCACAGTCGATTGGTGCCAGAATAGTAGGTAGAGATTCACTTCCTGATACTATTCTGGCACATTCAACTAAGATCACACAAGATAAGATCTTGAAAGATATTATCAAGAGAAATAGAAATGCAATCTACGACAATAGTGCTGTTGCTTTCTTTGATAGAAGAACTGGCATCAAAAAAGAAGAAATTATAGATGGTATTAGTGCAGGTTTGCAAGCACGCCTTAACGGATTAAGTGATAGTGCAGACATCTTAAAAGCAATCAAAGATTCAGGTGTTAGTGATTTTGGTATTGAGGAACTTGGAGATGTCTTTATCAAGACAATAAATGACTATTATGTTGATGTCCTTAGAGCAACACACGGTTTTGAAAGTGCAGATGGTGCTGAAGTTCTAAGACGACTTAATCTAAAACTGCAAGAGATTGAACCAGGTGTGCTTGCCTTCCTTCCTGATGCGCTTAAAGGTGACATCAAAGTTATCAATGAGAACTTAAAGATTCTGGGTAGAGATCCTGTCAAGGCATCTCGTGTCATTGCAACAATAAACGAAGTTGAGCGTCAGTCACCTGGAATAATGTCAAGGGTGTTTGGTGATCTTGCCTCTTTAGCAGGATACATGCACAAAAATATTGTTGAAGGTATGTTGGCAGGTAAGGTCATTCCAAACGTCACTTATCTCTCAGAAAACGTCTTTACTGCACCTCTAATCGCAGCTGTCACTAATCCTCAATACATCGGACAAGTTCTAAAAAGCGTTCTCCCTATGGCATTAGAAACAGTAGTAGGTCAGACAGGTGCTCGCTTCGGTAGATTTGGTGCTTACACCGCAGATCTCTATGAACCTGCACTTAAATATCCAAATAAGATCGCATTTATCACACCTCAAGGTGAGCAGATCACAAATGCCAGATTATGGCAACTATTCACCGAGGCAAGAATCGGAGCAGGTCAAGCAGAAACAGTTCTTCGTCCTAAGTCGGTGGCACAACTAAAGCAGTTGGCACAGTTAGCAGGGGCAGAGAACATATTTCTGAAAGAAGCAAGTCGTCGTTTCAAAGATGTTCTCCCTCTTCAAACTGCTTCAGTTCCAATGACAGTGGCACAAAACACTGATATGGCATTTAGACAGGCACTTTTCAAAGAGGCACTTAAACGCGGTAAGACACCTGAAGAGGCAGCAACTATCGCTCGTGAGACGCTGCTTGATTATTCTCTAATAGATCGCATCTTACCTGATCAGATGAAAGCACTTAAAGCACCATTTATGTTCCTCAGCTTTGCCACCTCAATGTCAGCTGCAATTCTAAAGGCGGTGACAAGAGAAGAAACTGCTGAGAACATTCTTAGAATGGCGCGTTTTCACAATGATATGGCAAAACGCAGCGGTGTCTATGCTCCTGGTCAATCAGAACTTGAGGCGCTCTATGTCGAGCAACAGCGAGAGATTGGTGATAAACCTGCCACATACACTTACTTCAGAGATCCTATCTTTGGTCAGATATTCTGGATGGGGAATATGGTTGAGAACTTGACATTCTTCCTCAACGGAGGTGGAGGAGCCGGTGAATTACTACTTTCTCAGTTTGACGAATTGGGATATTCACCTTACATTGGATTACTAACTGATCTCGCTGGTGTCTATGATAAGTCATTTGTTCCTGCCAGACAGATTGCTCTGGCTAAGAGCTTAGATATGTGGGAAAGTGCTCAGTCAAACTTTGATATTGAAGAGGTGCCACTGACAGGGATGAGACGAGGCGAACCTACATTCGATGGCAAGCAATATCGTTTTAAGACAAAGGCAGGCAAGAGCAAATACATCTCCTTCATGTTCCTTCTAACTGTAGCAGGTTGGAACAGAACTTTGAATGACTACACAAATGCACTGGTCGCAAGTGGTGCAGCACCTGAAGGTGCTTATCTCGCTCGCTACTACCCTGAAAATCCTCAGTTTGAAGGCGTTCAGGCTGAAGGAATAAAGCTGACACCAGGATTGCTCTATATGATAGCGAGAGGCAGAGCTGTTAAACCTCCCACCCAGGTGGAAGCTTATGACAGACAGATTCAGAAAGAGATCAGAAAACTTAAGGATCTACAATCAGAACAAGTCGATGATTGATATCAAGAATAGCGTCATATTTATCGCCAAGGAAAGCTGATGACTTATCGTAGCCCTCTGAAATCTACATCTTCTGTAAGATCAATTCAGTCGGCTATTGGTGGTCATCCAATGTCAGGTATTCCTAATGAGACAGTTGAGCAAGTTGTAGCAGAAGATACCGGTCAGATAACTTTACTTCAGGCACAGATCGCTTCCCTACAATCTCAACTGTCTGCTGCTCAAGCAGCACTGGCACAAGCACAATCTGCATTGGCTGCTGCTCAGGCACAGATTGCTGCTGATGCGGTCACAATCGCTAATCTTCAGTCACAGGTCACATCTTTACAAGCACAAGTGACAGCACTGCAGAATCAATT